CCCGGCCCCCTCCCCCCCGCACTGTGATCGCTGGCGCAGGCGGGGGCGGGGCGGTTGCCCCCTCACTTGCCTTCGAACTTGTGTGGAAGTCCCCCACGTAAGCCCCCCCGACCGGGGGATGCTTAAACCGCCCCCCCACCCCCTACATCTAGTGCTCTCAAAAATTTCGACCAGATGGGTTGGGTGTCCTTGGTGGAGCTGTGGCGGGGTTGAATGTGGATAATTCGGACATCTTTGGGGGTTTTTTCGGCTTGGGTCTTGAGATTGACCCCTTTTCAACCCCTCTTACTCTTTAGAGAGTTCTTTTCTGGTTCGCCCCTAGGGGGGCTTACGCCCCCCGCAGGGGCTCACGTTCTTTGTTTCTGGTTGCGGTGGAGTCTGTCTAAGGCGCTTTCCCCCTTTCTTCCTGCCGCTGTTACTCCTTGGAGGTTCTGTGGCGAGGAAGCCTGAGGAGCATCCTCGCCGCCGTGTCGCGCCTGAGGTTGCTGAGCAGGAGCTGATTGATCTGGTCCGGCAGGGCCGGACGATTGAGCAGGGTTTGAAGGTGATACGGCGGTCTCGCTCGTGGTACGAGGCTCGCCGCCGTGAGAATCGGGATTTCGCTGATCGGGTGGATCAGGTTCGTCTGGGTCGGGCTGATGTGGCTCGGGTGTCGCGGGATTCGGATATCGGGTTTTCGGAGTTCAGCGAGCGGTATTTGGGGACGAAGGTGTGGCCCCATATGCAGAACGTGGTGGATCTGCTGGAGGGTCGGGAGCCGTCTTGGCTGCATGACTCGATGGTGTATGAGCCGGGGACTGCTGGCTTGTCGCGGCTTCTTGTGAACGTTCCTCCGAATCATGCGAAGAGCATGACGATCACGATCAACTATGTGACGTACCGGATCGCGAAGGATCCGAACATCAATGTGTTGATTGTGTCGAAGACTCAGGAGCAGGCGAAGAAGTTCCTGTATGCGATTAAGCAGCGGCTGACGCATCCGAGGTATGCGGATTTGCAGGTGGCGTTTGGGCCTGCGGATGGCTACAAGGCGACGGCGGATCAGTGGGCTGCGAACAAGATCTATCTGGGCGGGGACGCTCGCGATTCAGGGGAGAAAGACCCGACTGTTGAGGCGCTGGGCGCGGGTGGGGCCATTTATGGCTCGCGTGCGAACCTGATTGTTCTTGACGACGTGGTGACCTTGTCTAACGCGGGGGAGTGGGCCAAGCATCAGGATTGGATCCGGCAGGAGGTGGCGTCCCGACTTCCACCGGATGGCGGCCAGTTGCTGGTGGTGGGTACGCGGGTTGCTCCGGTGGATTTGTATCGGGAGCTGCGTAACGCGGAGCATTACACGGATGGTCGTGTGCCGTGGACGTATTTGGCGATGCCTGCGGTGTTGGGTTATGGCGATTCTCCTTCTGATTGGGAGACGCTGTGGCCGAAGTGTGATCTTCCACTGGCTGAGAGTGATCGCCCTGATGAGGATGGTCATTTTGAGCGGTGGAGCGGCCCACGTTTGAGCGTGGTCCGCAATGAGGTTGGTCCCAGCAAATGGTCGCTGGTGTACCAGAACCTCGATGTTGCCGAGGATGCCATCTTTGATCCGGTCTGCGTCAGAGGCGCAATCAATGGTATGCGGAAGCCGGGTCCATTGGTGTCTGGGGCTGCTGGTCACCCGACTGATTCTGCGAATTTCTATCGCATTATTGGGATTGATCCTGCGATGTCGGGTGACACTGCCGCTGTTGCTTACGCGGTGGATCGCCGCACGCAGATGCGTTACGTGCTTGATGTGCATGTGATGACTGCTCCCACTCCTGCGGCGATTCGGGAGTTGATTTACTCGTGGTCGGACAAGTACAAGCCGAACACGGTGATTGTTGAGTCGAATGCGTTTCAGTTGTTCTTGACGAAGGATGAGGAGATCCGGGCGTTTCTTGCGACTCGGGGTATCTCGTATCGTCCGCATCACACGTCTACGAACAAGTCTGATCCTGATTTTGGCGTGGCGTCTCTTGCTCCGTTGTTTGGTTCGAAGACCAAGCGTGAGGGGCAGGAGACGTTCAAGCACGCTGGTGACAACATTGTTGAGTTGCCGGACGCGAGTTCGTTTGAGCACGTGAAGAAACTGGTGGAGCAGTTGATCACGTGGCAGCCGGGTGTTAAGGGAACCAAGTTGAAGATGGACGCCGTGATGGCGTTGTGGTTCTGCGAGATTGTTGCCCGCGAGGTGCTGTTTCAGTCTGCTGGCATGTCGAAGTTCATGTCGAATCCTTTCGCTAGCGCTCGCGATATCGAAAGTAGGTACGTGATTTCTTTGGACGAGCTGGCTGCGTCACAAATGGTGGGAAGGCTGTAGTACATGTCAGAGTACGCGGAGCGCTTTGAGGCGCTGCGTCAGCGGAATGCTGAGCGCGATAAGCGGATGACCGAGGTCGCCGCTATTCGGGCTGGGCACGCTGAGCAGGTTTTTCCCGGCCTGTTCCCTGAGGGAGCATGGTCGCGTCCGATTGTCGCGAACATGATCGACATCGTCGCGAAGGATCTGTCCGAGCAGGTTGGTGTTCTACCAACGATCTCGGCGTCTGGCGATTCGACCCTTGATGAGGGTGCCCGGACGAAGGCTGACAAGCGCACGAAGATCGCGAACTACTACATTTCTGCGTCTCGTATGGCGACGACACTGATTCGCGCCGCTGACCAGTTCATCACGTACGGTTTTGTTCCGCTTCGGGTGGAGCCGCATTTCAAGGAGCAGCGGCCACACATTCATGTCGAGTCGTGCGAGGGCGCGTACTACGACATGGACCGTTTTGGTGAGGTCCGCGTGTACGCGCACCTGTTCCGCCGCAAGGCCGGTGACCTCGCGGCAATGTTCCCCGAGCACGAGGCGAAGATTCTCAAGCGCAGCGCGTTTGGTGCTACGGACGAGAACAGCCTGATTGAGGTTGTCCGCTGGTATGACGACAAGCAGTCGGTCATGTTCCTGCCGGATCGGCATGGTCTGGTTCTTGCGCAGGCAAGCAACCCGATTGGTCGTGTACCTGTCGCTATTGCACAGCGTCCCTCTCTCGACGGCGAGGCTCGCGGCCAGTTCGATGACGTTCTGCCGGTGTATGCGGCGAAGGCGCGTCTTGCTTTGCTGATGCTGGAGGCCACGCAGAAGAGCGTTGAGGCTCCGCTTGCTCTGCCCACGGACGTCACCCAGTTGAGCATCGGCCCGGACGCGGTGATCCGTTCGAACGCACCGGACAAGATCCGTCGCGTTCCCCTCGATCTTCCACCGTATGCGTTCGCCGAGAACAACCTGCTAGCCGACGAAATGAAGTTCGGAACTCGCTTCCCCGAGTCCAGAGCAGGACAGGCGGACGGGTCGATTGTCACCGGGCAGGGCATCAAGGCTTTGCAGGCAGCCTTCGACTCTCAGGTCAAGACGGCTCAGTCGGTCATGGGTGAAGTTCTTGGCGACGCAGTGTCGCTCGCATTCATGGTTGACGAGGCGTACTTCGGCGAAGTACAGCGCGAGGTATCTGCCACCGCAAACGGCGTCCAGTACAAGCTGAAGTACCGGCCATCGACCGATATCGCTGGCAACTATGGTGTCACGAGTTCTTTCGGCCTGATGGCCGGTCTTGACCCCAACCGCGCATTGATCTTTGCCCTTCAGGCCCGTGGCGACAAGTTGATCTCACGCGGCTTCACCCGTCGGCATCTGCCGGTGTCAATGAACGCGACCGAAGAGGAACGCGCCATTGACATGGAGGAGATGCGCGACAGCCTGAAGGCTGGCGTGGCCGCGATGGCGCAGGCAATCCCGCAGATGGCCGCGAACGGTCAGGATCCTTCGAAGATCATCAAGCAGATGGGCATGATCATCGAGCGCCGCAAGAAGGGCGACGCTCTTGAAGATGCCGTGGCTGCCGCTTTTGAGCAGGAGGAGGAGCCACCGCAGATTGACCCGATGACGGGTCAGCCGATGCCTCCGGCACCCGAGCAACCTATGGATATTCAGCAGGGTCCGCCGCCGATGCAGCGGCTCCTCGCAGGACTTACCGGCACAGGAACACCTGTCATGTCGGGACACGTTTCGCGGTCAGTCCCCGCGTAATCGAAAGGAAAAACAGTGGCAATTGGCAAGCAGGGCAGCAAGGCGAGCGCCCAGTACGGCAAGCCCATCATGGGTAAGAAGCAGGGCGGCGGCAACCCGCACGCTAACACCGCCAAGGGCATGACCCCCAAGGGCAAGCCGGGGAACACCAAGAAGCTCAAGTAACTACGACTGCGGAGGACGGCAGCAATGCCAACCACTTATGATCCGCGTCGCCGTAAGAAGGGCACCAATCGGCCCTCTGCGAAGGTAGATCCGGCTGTTGCAGATTTCCTGCGCAATCAGCCGACGATGTCCACCTACCGACCCGCCACCGCCGACGCTCAGCGTCAGCAGACGGCGGGTGGTGTCGCTTACGGTCAGCCGCGCCAGTACAACGCGCCGGGTACGAACCCTCGTACCGCCAACTATGGCCCCGCAACTCCGGGGCGCGCTATTCCTTCGGCGAACCCTTCACTGGGTCGGTCGGCGGAGATCGCGGCTAATAACGTTATCGAGTTCCTCGTCCCCAGTGAGCAAGTTAAGGGTCTCATGGGTCAGGGAGAACTCAACCCTTGGGTGAGTGGTGGCCTCCTTGCCGCTTCGATGATTCCCGTTCCGGGCCTCGGTCCCGCTGGCAAGGTCGTGGGCAAGGTTGCGGGCAAGGTTGTCGGCAAGGGCGCTGGTGAGGCAGGGGAGGCCGTCGCCTCCAAGGCTGCTGCCGATGCGGTCCAGCGTGGCGCTTCGTCACGCATGGCTCCCGGCGCAAGCGCCGCTCGCGGCGTTCAGTCCGGTGATGCCCGCGCACTGGCGGAGGCCGAGCGTGAGGCCGCGACTCGCGGCGCTGCACGCCGCGCCGATTACCAGTTGGCTAACCTGCGCGACCGGGTGATCGCTGACCAGAACCTTCGCAGACTGGCGAAGATGCTGGAGGCAAACCCGAACGCTGCCCTTCCGCAGCCGCCTCGCGTTTCTGTCGCAGACATGCAACTGCGCCCAAAGGTGGATCTTCCACCGGCACCGGGCAGCAAGTTGGATCCGAACCGTCCGATGCCAGCAGCTCCGGGCGAGGTGCGTGGGCCGATGACGCAGGAAGAGGTCTCTTCCACGCTGGACGCTCTCGGATTCCAGCCGGGTAAGAAGCCGAACGTGAACAGTTACGGGGAGACTGGCCGGGAGGCTCTTGCCCCGAACGTGAACAAGAACATGCGCGGCAACGTCACCACCCCTGACGGCAAGGAAGTGCCTAAGGTCAAGTGGACGTGGGATGGCAACAGCACTCCGAACCATCAGCAGTTCAGGATGTGGGACGAGGAGGCTGGAAAGTACGTTCCGTGGAAGGAAGGCTACAAGTCCGCTAAGAACAAGTGGAAGACGGCCCAGACAAAGTCTGACATCAACAACCCGAAGGCCGCGCCGGAAACCGTAGACACCGCCGTGGCTGACATGACTCCTCGCCAGTACGAGCAGTACACGCGCATGCAGCAGCGACGACAGGATGGCCTCATCACTGACATGGGTGTCGGCGAGAAGGCCATTGAGATGCCGCCGGGAGCAGTGAAGGGTTCCGTAGAGCAGGCGCGGCAGGAAGCCGCTGCCCGCGTCCCCATGGCCGAGGCCGAATTCAATGACCTGAAGTCTCTGATGGAGACCCCGCCGCCGGGAGCCAACCCTCGACCGGCAGCACGCCCGAACTACGACCGCTCGCAGGGCTTTGAGACAGCTCGCGGGAAGCGCCCCGTGCGCAAGGAGGGCGAGTCGCAGGAAGCGTTCGATGCGCGACTGAAGGAATGGTCCGAGAAGCGCACAATTGCCAATCTGCGCAAGTCGCGGGCAAGCCTGCGCAAGCCGAATAAGCGCAAGGGTGAGAGCGAGGCCGCGTACCAGAAGCGGCTGAAGGAATGGCGCGCTAGCCAAGATCCGAAGTCACCGAACTATGCGACCACTCGCGCTGGGCAGGTTGCTCGGGATGAGCGGGCACGTGTTGATCAGCGTCTGGCTGAGGCGCAGCCGAACCGTGTGGAAAGTTCACAGGTGGGTCCGCAGGCACGCCCGTCTGCGGTTGTTGATGACTACGACCCGTATGGGTCGATCAGGCGCATGATGGAGAGGACTCCGTCTCGCACTGAAGCACCAACTCCCGCGCCAGCCCCGGCGGCGGCACCTAAGCCTTCTCAGCCCAAGAAGCCTTCTTCATCTCGTTCACGTAAGCCAAAGGCGGAAACCCCGAACCCGGCTGCCGTCGAGGGGCCGAAGCCACGGGCTCCACGTAAGCCGAAGGCGGAGACTCCGGCTGAGACGACGAAGCCGGGGACTTCACGTAAGCCGAAGGCCGAGACGCCGACCGAGACGCCTAAGCCGCCCGCGCCGAAGAAGCCTTCAGCGAAGAAGCCTTCTAACAAGAAGGAAAGCGAGAAGCCGACGCCAGCGAAGCCCGCTGCTGAGGGAACAAAGCCGACCGGGAAGCCGTCACGTCCTCCGAAGGGCGTGTCCGCGAAGACTGGTGGTGTCACCAAGGACGGAAAGCCAGCGCAGTACGGGCCGGAAGAGGAAGTTCTCTTCTACGGGCAGCAGTACGGCCCGAACCCGAAGCCTGCTGGAGCAGCGGCACCCAAGGGCAAGCGCAGGGTGCGCAAGTACGTTGGTCGCGCCCTTGGCGGTAGCGCCCTCGTGTCTGGCACTGCGCTTCTTGGCGCTCAGTCGATGTACATGCAGGGGAAGCAGGAGGAGGCGGCAGCGGCGAAAGCTGCGGAAACCGCTCGGGACTCGCGACCGCCTTCACAGAAGCCCGCACCGCAGAAGGATTACGTTCGGGACAACTTAGGTCGCAAGATCTCTCGCCGCGAATTCAATCGGCGCGAGGCGTGGCGTGCAAAGCACGGCATCGAGCGGCGTGAGGGTGAGGACATTCAGAAGTACCGGGCACGCCTTGAAAAGTGGAAGAAGAACCACCCCGGTCTTGTGAAGGCCGAGGCCGACAGGCGACAGAAGTACCGGCGAAATGCTGGCACGAAGCGTTATGGCAAGGAAGCAACTCGCCGCACACGCAACGCTGGCAAGGGATTCGCTGGCATGGATGAGGACGCACGTAAGGCTCTAAGGAGTTAGCCATGGCTGGTGGATATCAGGCACCTACGAAACCCGCGCCTGCATCCGGCCCCGGCAAGTTCTCTAGGAGAACGGATGGCATCGCTAAGGCCCAGACCGTTGCCGATATTCCTGATGCGGCATACGGCGAGCAGGGTGAGATGCGGGAAATTCAGTCGGCAGCGCCGATGTCTGGCGGCATGGATTTTGGCGCGAACATGCCAAAGGTCACGCTGCTGTCGGAAATGTCACAGCGACCAGATGAGCCACTGACTTCAGGGATGGCTCTTGGTCCGGGTCCGGGTCTTGAATCTCTCGGTATACCGAAGAAGTCGGCGGACCTGTCCGCCCGCGACATGACGGCAATGGGGCCGTACCTACCGGCGCTGGAGGCGGCAGCCAACAGGCCCGGTGTACCACCGTCTTTCGTTCGTTTCGTTCGCTATGTGAGGTCGTTTTCGTAATGCCTTCGTTTGAAGAGGATGTCGCCGCTGCCGTGGAGGTTCTCGGCCTCCACGCGGGTGGCGTCATCTTCGGGCTTGGCATGACACCGTGGGAGTCGGCGGAGCAGCGCGACGCCTTCCTCACCATCGTTCAGGGGAGGGATGGACTTGGCGAACAAGCCAGCAATCCCGCTTAACCCTGTCGCGCTCAGCCCGAATGGGGCTATTGGGGTTTTCCAGTCGGAGACGGATGAACTGAATCAGGCTGATCTGGCCGAGCAAGAACTTGAGCGGAAGCGCATTGCCGCCCAGAACGCCGCCAAGGCCGCTCAGGGTGATGGGTACGAATCGATCTTTGATCGGTTCTGGACCGATGACTTCAGTTCCGTTCCAGTTGTTGGCCCTGCCGCTAGTGCGACAGCGTCTGGACTCAATTCCCTGTACACGGGAGTGAATCAGCGCTACTCGTACGCCACTGGTCGCCTTCTCGGTCAGGACATCACCACTGAGCAGGCTCTGGATTTCACGCCGGGTCAACTGGTCGACGCGAAGCTGAAAGGCGTTGACCCCCTTGACGCGCAGGTTCGCGAAGTAAACTGGGGTCCGACGAATTTGAATGTTCTCGATGAGAACTTCAACATCAACTGGACTTCCGGCCTGATTGACACGACGGTTGCGTGGTTCCTTGATCCACTGGTTCTCGTCGGCAAGGGAGCCAAGGTTGCCCGACTGGGAACGAACTTCGGTCGCGCTGGGCGAATAGCCGAGGCGGTGACGGGAGCCGAACCCGGTTCAGTCGCCATCGCTGGTCTTGGTACGAAGCGGTTCAACGTTGTTGGCCCCAAGTTGGCGACCATGGTCACCAATCAGGTGGACGATGCGCTCCTTGGTCAAGTCAACAAGGCATCCGTTGTTGCCGATGAGATCGTGGCCCGCGACTACAAGAGCCTTCTGGAACTGACCGAGTTTCAGGGAACGTGGCGTGACATGCTCGCGTCGGTCGGCGCTGGCATCAACAATAAGACTGACGCCTTGAACTTCCTTGGCGCTTCTGCGGGTTCACCAAAGCACATTGCTGCGCTGAAGCAGTCGAGGTCAGATTTGTTTGTCGAAATGGTGCGGCATTCGGCACCGGATCAGTACGACATTCTCAAGGCACGACTTGGTGAGTCCGAGGTTCCTCGGCTTCTAGACAACATGCTGGAGGGTGTCAGCCCGGACAGCGTCGTTGCCAACATGCGGCTGCGTGACCCACAGTTCGATGCAGCAATGCAGGCACTCGATGACGCCGAACTGGTCGGAACTTTCGCATCCGGCACCACCGGCCTTGAGTCGGCAATTCGTTTGAACGAATACCAGTTCAGGCCGCTGTCTCAGTGGGGATCCAACAGTGTCGTTGGCTCCCAAATTGCTAACGCTTGGCAGCGCGGGCGTGTAACACGCCGCGCAGCGCAGGTCGACAAGAAGGCCATCAAGCGTGCCCGCCGAGGCGGGGCTCTCAGCGGCGAGGAGGCTGGGCAACTCCTTCGTGGTGTCACGGAGACAGGTGCCGCTCCTGCCGCGTTTGAGACCGTGTACGAAATCTCGGCGCGACTTCCGCGTGTTGCAGTGTGGAGCCCGCTCGTGGAGTGGGTTACTGGTTCCCGTGCGTCCGGCATGATTGACATTGGCGGCATGGAGGTTGGTCGCAGCAGCGACGAATTGGCTGCCGCCCTGTCAGATTCCCGCACTCTGCGAAATGACCCAGCGTTCACCACGGAGATGATGAACGCTTGGGGTGCCGGATCGACGGCAAAGTCTCGCTACGGCATTGTGCAGGATATTGAGTACAAGGCTTTCACCCGGATCTTCGCAACGAAACTGGCTGAGCGGAACACGAAGAAGGTCGATGAACTGCGCTCACAGTTTGACAAGGGCCGCATCACTGAGGAAGAACTGAATCGCCAACTTGCAGCTCGCCCGACTAGCGTCGGCGAGGTTGAGCGGATGCTCCGCGAGTCTGACAGTTTCAATCGTGACCTACTGGATGACGCCTACAAGAAGATTGATGAGGCGCGTTCGGCAACGATCAGCCAGATTCGGTCTGGTCGTCGCTACCTTGTTGACGACGAAGGCAAGTTGATTCGCACCACGCCGCTGCTTCGTTCTCAGTTAGAGACGAAACTACCGATGATGGACATGCGGGTTATCGATGAGACCGCGTCCATTCTGGTGAAGTACGCCGATGACTTGGGCAGCGCCATGAGCAAGGCCGAGAACTCACTAGCCCTGCGACGAGTCGCTGGCACCCTCAAGGGTGCAGCCGACACGTACATGTCGCTGTGGAAGGCCGGGGTGCTTATTCGCTTGGGTTACACCCAGCGAAACGTTCTGGAGGGCTGGCTTCGGTCGTTTGCCACCGTCGGTCTTTTGCCGATGATAGGCCATCTTGGTCCCGCCGTGGTTCATGGCGGTGTCAACATTGGCCGTGGCCTGCGGCGAGCGGTGACTGGCGGGCAGTTGCGCAGAGCAGAAGATCGCGCCATTCGTGAACTTGGCGAGATGAACAACGTTCTCGACACGCTTCTACTTCAGGGTGTACAGGACGCTGAGACGACCGCCCTGCGGGTGCAGATCGCCAACCAGCAGGCGCGGCTCGATGAGATCATTGCCACGCGGCAAAGGATCGGCACGAAGGAACGGGTCGATTCTCGTACACGCGACTTCGGCGACATGGGCTCGTACTCCGCTTTTGGTGGAGCTGAGGGCAGCGTGGCCCGCGAACTCGCGGGCATGGGCGAAACCAACGCACTGGTTCTTGAATCGGTGTCCGGGCGGGCGCGAAACCTTCGCCTGCAAGAGGGCAACTACGTCAAGGTCAAGCCAACGGACCCGCAGTACTACGACGAACTTGACCAGTCTGTCACGCAGATGCGCAACGACCCAGTGGCGATGATGCTTCTGGAGAAGCGTGCAGCGGCACTGGCGAACCCGAACAGTGGCATTGACCCGGTGGTTGAGGTCAGCAACTGGCTGCGTTCGAACGCGGGAAAGTACTACCGGCGTGACATGCGCATCTCGCGCAAGAACGTCGAGGGACATGTTGCCGAAGTGGATGGCATGATCCTGCGCTACTTGCCCACGGACGAGGCGATTCGCCTTGCCGCGACAACTGAAAAGGCTGGCGGCTTCGCCTACAAGGCTGCCATCGAGCCGTTCACCAAGGGTTACCCGGAGATGCTCAGCGCCATCCATGGTCGCGAGGTTGCCTCACGGTTCAACATCAAGACCGCTAGCGACATCTTCAACGTCCCTCTCAACAAGATCTTCCAGTGGATTGGGGCCAAGCCCGAAACGGCACTCGTTCGGCACCCCTACTACGCCACCGTGTGGTCTCGTGAGTTCGACAACATGCTCGGTGTCGCGCAGCGGCAGGGCACTGAACTGACTGAGGATGTTCTCCGGCAGATTGATAGGTCGGCCAAGGCTGTTGCGCTGCGTGACCTGAAGGACACGTTGTACACGATTGAGCGCCTGTCGAACCCTGCGGCGTTCTTCCGCTGGATTGTTCCGTTCTTTCCCGCGTGGGAGAACAGCATGAAGGTGTGGACGAAGATCGTCATTGACGATCCTTCGGTCGCGGTACGCGCTTCAATCCTGTGGAACCTGCCTAACCAGTTGGGCATGGTTGTGGATAAGGAGGGCCGACCTGTCCCGTCAGACAGGTGGGCGTTCCTCACTGGTTCTACTGACCGCTACATCCGCCTGCCATCGGGCATCAACAAGTGGCTGATGGATAACGTCACGAATGGTGTGGGTGTCGCAATCCCGCAGGGATCGATCAACGTGGTTACCCCCGGAGAGACGCCGTTCCTGCCGGGTTTCGGGCCTGTTGTACAGGTTCCAATCCAGATGTTCTTGGCGGGCAAGCCGGACACTCAGGCAATGCTGCGGGACCAACTCCCGCCCGAGATCTACAACCAGATCGCCCCGTTCGGTGTCCTGTCGAACAACTGGTGGGAGGGGCTTGCCCCTACGACGGCGAAGAAGATGTACCAGTTCATCTCTGGCGAAAGTGACCAGATGTACGTGGGCATTGCAGACTCGATGATGAAGTCGGCGTTTGTCGACTGGTACAAGGCTGGTGCTCCCCCGGAGCTGATGCCGGATGTTGCCAAGATCATGGACAACGTCAACGGGTTCTACAAGTTCAGCGTTGGCGCTTCCCTTCTTGCACCGTTCACGTTTACTCGGCAGTCGAAGTACCAGATGCAAGAGGATTTCTGGCGTCAGTTGATGGCTGATCCGAACATGACGTACCAGCAGCGAGTTGATCAGTTCTTGGAGAAGTTCGGTGAGGACTTCCTGCCGATGATTGAGTCAACGTCTGAGAAGGCGGCAAGCACGCTCGGTAACACGATTGAGTCGTACGAGGTCATCGCGCAGAATGACTCTCTGGTTCGCACGCTTGCGCAGTTGGATCCTCGCGCTATCGGAATCTTGACGGCGGGTACGCAAAACGGCCCGTTTGATCAGGGTGTCTACCAGTATTGGGGAACTCAGGAGGTTCCCGGTACGGCAGACATGTTCCGTCGCAGGAAGAAGCCCGATGAGATGAAGACTGATCTCATTATGAAGCAGGCGTGGAACGTCTACAACAAGGAGAAGGCGCTTCGCGATGATGCGCTTGCGCAGCTTGGCCTGACAAGTATTGACGCGAAGGGCGCTGAGGGCGTCAAGGCCATGTGGGACAACTTCGTGAAGGTGGAGATGTCTCAGCGATTTGGTGACACGTGGGACGTGAACTACCAGACGTACACCGACATGACGCCTACCTACTTGAACGCAATTGAGATTGCGATGGCTGATCCGAATTTCAGTCAGTCTCGCGGGCAAACGAATCTGTGGCAGAACATCGGCGTGTACATGAATGAGCGCCAGATGGCATTGGATGCCATCGCTCAGGGAGCAGATTCAAAGACTGTCAAGTCAATGTTTGCCGAGTGGGCTGCTGGTCATCGCATGGTCAGTCTGGAGTTCGCTGACTTCTATGACAATTTCCTTGAGAACGATGACCTTGCTCCGTGGTTGGGAGAGGCGGCATGACAGAACCGAATCCGTATCTCGTTTCAGGAGATACGAGTACTAACGACCCGCTGATTCCAATCTCGTGGAGTTCGACAAAGCCGGGTGTGTACGCCGCTAACGCCGCCCGTGAAGTCGGCGGCGGGCGCGTGTCCAATTTCGGGGCACCGGGCGCAAACAGGTATCTAACGTCTAACCCGCAGTTGCCGTCGTACATGAACGACCTCCAGCGAGACGCTCAAGGAAATATCGTTTCCTTGAACGCGGCAAAGACTAGCGAGGTCAAGGCCCAGATCGACGCGATGCTGGTGAATGACCCCGATGAGTACAACCGGCTAAATGACATTCTTGGCGATACTCGCTTCGGCAAGAACAACTGGAACACTTTCCTCCACTACGCGCAGTACGCCCAGAAGCCTTGGGACGAGCTGCTCGTTGAGCAGGCTGCCTACGATCAGGCGAACGGTCTCGGATCTGGCGGTGGTGGTGGTGGTGGGCCATTCTCCAGCCGCAACACCACCTACTCGTTCTCCACTGAACAGCAGGCGCGGGCCTACATTGACGAGGCTTTCGCCTCTGAGTTCGGTCGCACGGCGACCGACGACGAGGCGCGAGTCTTTCAGCGGATGCTGAAGAAGGCCCAGAAGAAGAACCCCGCAATTACAGAAACATCCGGCTACTCAAGCGGTGGATCTTCAAACAGCACCACAAAGCAGATCGCCGCTGCTTTCGATCCACAGCAGTATGCAATGGAGTACGTGAAGTCTCAGCCCGGTTGGGCTGAGCGTTCTGTCGCGATGGAGTTTGTCAAAGGCATTGACCAGTTCCTGTCTCAGCGCAAGGACTCGGTCGAAACGTACTTGCAGGAGATGGGCGGATGACAGTCACATACGCTGAGGGAACCCCCACTTTCAATCAGGACACCCTTGACGCCAACGCCGTTGAACTTGGCGATGTGGCAATGATGCCAGCGATCACGGTGCTGATGCGAAACCCGGAACTTCAGACCCTGCTTCAGGGATTCATCGATCAGATGAATCAGGGATCTGAGGTTCAGTGGTCAGAGATTGTGAACTCGCTCCAGAACTCGGAGTGGGGTCGCAATCATCTGTACACGTACATTCAGCGAGAGATTGACCGCTCCAACTATGAGCCGGAGTTCTTCGATGCACTGCTTCAAGCACAGGCGAAGCGGATCAAAGAGTATTTCGCTAAGGCTGGGGCAGTGATCGATGATGCTTCGGCGCTTGATATGGCGGAGAAGCAGTACTACCAGTCCGAGACCATGCCTGATGGAACACTTCAGTTGTTCGATCAGACGTGGTTCAACACTGAACTTGGTAACGCACTGGACTTCTCCAAGACCAAGACAGTCATGGGTATTGAACTCCATGACATGGAGGGGCTAGCCGGTCAGTACGCGGACAAGATCTACAAGTCGGCCTATGACTACGGGATCGACGCCTCGATGACGAACACGGCGTTTGAGGACTACTTCAAGACGGCGCTTCGGGGCATCTTTGCCGGGTCGCAGACGGTGGATGATGCCACGAACTACTTCAAAGAGATGGCTCTGTCGAAGTACCCCGGTCTCGCCAATCAGATCATGCAGGGCCAAACAGTGCGCACTGCCGCTGACCCGTACCTGCGGGCTATCGGTGACACTCTTGAGATTCCGAACATTGACCTGAATGACTCTCTCGTCCAGTCGGTTCTGAACACTACTGACGAGAAGGGCAACTTCAAGCCAATGAACCTCTACGAGGTTCAGTTGAAGGCCCGCAAAGACCCGAGATGGCAATACACACAGCAGGCAACTGACGAGTACACGAGTGTCGCGGCGATGATCGCCAAAGACTTCGGATTCATGTAGAGGAACGTAGATGGCATCCAAGAATACCGAGAAGGTTAATGAGCGGCTTGCGCTTGCCGAGCAAGCTGCGGCGGCTGGTAACTACCAAGCAGCCGTCAATTACGCTAATGCGGCGGCTGGATGGTCACGTTCTGATGCTTCGAATCAGAACATCCAGAACGTCATTAACTCCTATCAGGGGGCTTTGAACGCATCTCAGGCACCTCCGAGTGGTGGGAACCCTGACCCGAATCCCGGTGGCGGCAACGGCAACGGCGGTGGCGGTGGCGGTGGCGGTGGCGGTGGTGGTGGCCGCTCCGTGGTCGGCTACCGCACGGGTTACGGCGCTGGTGGCTTTGACATCACCTACGCCCAGTACTCGGATGGTACGGAATCTGAGGTCAGCCGCACGCGCAACCGCGCTGCGGGTGACGCTGTCGAGTCAATGTTCAACAACCTTGGTCTTGGTGACCAGTTCTCTGGTTCGCTTCGCGGCATCATCGATCAGATGTATGGGTCGAATGTGCGACCGTCCGAGAATGAAATCATGGTCGCGGTCAGGAACAGTGAACCGTACAAGCAGCGATTCAAGGGCAACGAGATCATCCGTGAGCGGATGAGCAACGGCAATGGGATGCCCGGTGACCGGATTCTGACTCCGGCGGAGTACATCGACGCTGAGAACACGTACCGGAACATCCTTGCCGAGCGTGATATGCCTCAGGGCTTCTACGACAACTATGACGATTTCACCAACCTGATTGGCAATGGCGTCAGTGCAAACGAGTTTAAGTCTCGCGTCGACACCGCCTATGACGCCTTGAACTTCGCTGACCAGAACACCGTTGAGGCTCTTCAGCGCTACTACGGCCTCACCACGGGCGACATGGTCGCTTACCTTCTTGATCCGGGCCGTGCGCTGCCTGCTATTCAGACTCGCATCGCGATGAATACCGAGTCGATGGACGAGCAGAACATGGCTGGTCAGAACCCCGGCATGCAGGCTCGGATGATGGCTAGCCCGATGGCCGCTGGCCTCAACGCTGATCCCGCCATGGAGGCCCAGCAGGCGAATGAGGATGGCAGTTTCGGCAACAGCCGCACTGCCCTTCAGCGCATGTACCGGGCTGGCAAGCTCGGTGGCTACGCCTCTGGCTCAGGACTGGAACTGAATCAGGGTCTGGCTGAGGAAGTCGCTGACACGTCGGCATCGGATGAGCAGGCGAAGGCCGTGTTCTCTGAGGCGAGCAAGGAAGGCAAGAACGTTTCGCGTCTGGGTCGCCTATACGGCCAGCCGCTGGACTTCCAAGATCTTGTTCGTGAGGATCTCAACCTCTCGGGCGGGGCGGAGAGCGGACGCAAGCGCAAGAAGTTCGCTTCGAAGGAACGCGCAGCGTTCAGCGCTGGCAGCGCTCTCAGCAAGTCGTCACTGTCCGCAAGGCGTGACGTTTAGTAATAGTCATCCGCTCGTTATGAGCGGATGTACGGGCGTGACAGGTCTGTGACAAATCTGAACTGATACTTCAGATTTGTCTGTACCCCGGTTCGATTCCGGGCACGTCCACCCCTCGCTGGATCGATCGGCCCCAGCAGGAGAGCAAAGCCCGACAGTCGTGAAAGCCATACCCAGAGCCCCCTCTCTGGCTATGCGGTTCACGCAAACCACATTGGAACACACTAGGGAGATGAAATGGCGGAGTACGACGATTACGAGGATGGCTCGGATCTCGTCCGACAGTTGCGTAAGCAAGTTAAGGAACTGTCAAGCGCGCTCAAAGAGCGCGATGAAATGCTCGACGGATACATCTCGCGGACGCGCGAGGAACAGATCGGGCAGTCACTTTCCGCACTCGGGTTGAACCCGAAGATTGCGAAGTTCGTCCCTGACGATGTCGAGGACGAAGATGACCTCAACGATTGGCTCGGAGAGTACGGAGAGGTCTTTGGTGCTTCGCCAAACAAGGACGCTGCTGAAGGCAGCGTGCATGCCGCCGAATTGATGTCAGCCGTAGAGGAAGGCGGCATCGACCCCGAAGCGGGGCGATCACTGGAGCAGAGAATCCAGAACGCCTCAACTCCAGAGGAGTTGACGGCGATCCTCAGGGGCTGACAGTCCTTGTAAATCACCTAACAGAAAGCAGTAGGCATGGCAATCACGTCTACGTCTACGCTGACTAATCTCATTCAGACAGCGTATGACAAGTACGTGCAGATGGAGTTGCGTTCGGAGCCCATGTTCCGTCGCTTCGCCGATGTACGTCCCGTGGATGTCACGAACCCCGGTGCGACTGTTGTGTTCCAGCTTCACAATGATCTCTCTCGCGTCACTTCGGCGCTGACTGAGACCAGCGATGTGGATGCTGTTGCACTTAACAACACCACCAAGGTTTCCGTGACTGTCAACGAGTACGGCAACGCCGTCACCACGACCGAGCGTCTTGCGCTTGAGTCGCTGTCGGCGATTGATCCCGCCGTCGCGGATATGCTCGCATGGAACATGCGTGACTCCCTCGACGCGCTGGTGTACGCCAAGCTCGTTGGCCTCGCAACGGGCCGCTTTGTCGGCTCGACTGCCGATGACGAGACCGTCGTCAACGGCGAGGACAAGACTGGTGGCGCTACCACCACTCTTCAGGCTGCCGACATCCGTAAGGCCGTAGCCCGCCTCCGCGCTGCATCCGTGCAGCCGAAGGATGGCGCGTTCTTCGTTGGCATGCTGCACCCGGACACTTCGTTCGACCTCCGCTCGGAGGCCGCTGCGGCGGGTGCGAACGTGTGGCGTGAGCCGCACACCTACACCGAGGCTGGCGTTGGCTCAATTTGGGCTGGCGAAGTCGGGGTGTACGAGGGTGTCAAGTTCATTGAGAGCCCTCGCGTCGAGACCGTTGATGGCGACCACAAGGTCGTCATCCTCGGCAAGCAGGCGCTGGTGGAGGCTGTCGCCTCCGAGCCCTCCACGGTGATCTCGCCGGTTACCGACAAGCTGCTTCGTTTCAGGAGCGCGGGCTGGAAGGGCAACCTCGGCTGGAACGTGTTCCGGCCTGAGGCGCGTTACGTCATTACCTGCACCAGCAGCATCTAGACGTAACCCGTTCGACGGGGAGGGGTCGCCTAGCGGCCCCTCCCTGCCACCATTCTTAGGAGTTTGTATGTGCGCTGGTTGTGGATGCAAAGACGTTAATGACGTTCTCATTCCCGGCAACAAGTCAGGCATCGGCGGTAACACTCGCGGCGTTACGCCGCAGGCTCCGATGCACCGCGAGTCCGAGAGCAAGGAAGGCGCTAAGGACGAGCGCAAGAAGTAGTCATGCCCTATTTCAACGGACCCACGTTCAACGTGAAGCGCGGAATGGATCATCCACTGTGGTGGACATCCATTGATCAGGCAAAGACTTTGGTGAAGTACGGCGGCACATGGCGCACCGTACTGACGCCGCAGGGGGACTTCCTCAAGCAGTGTGATGTCGTCCTTCGCGGCGGCTACGTCATTGATATTTCAAACGAACTGGCAGCGGAACTGACCGCTGCCGGGTACGGCGAGTTCATTTCGGAGGGTTGATGTCTCTTCACTCGGAGCGCACTCACCCTGAGTATGTGGAAGGTTGTTTTGGCTGTAAGGCTGCCACTCTTTCTTACCAAGACATGCACATTCGTGCTTGGTCCCACGCGAACGACCGGGAACTGGACGCATATCGGTCTGCACGCAAGGACGGCATTCAGCCGAAGTCAACCAAGATGAAGGACATTCAGAAGGCCGTCAGGCTGAGCGATTCACTGGGAGTGGCGGCTAAGGCATGAGCACGTTTGACACGATGATCAATGACACGTTCAGCGAACTGATGACTTACGTTCGTGGTCAGGAGTCGCTGACGGTCCTGTCGCAGCCGTGTACTGCGAATGACCTCATCCTCTCGGTTGATGATCCGCAGGCTTTGAGCCGTGGCACCATCGAGATGGCTGACGAGCTGATCTACATCAAGAACGTGAGCGCAACGGCTGGCACCGTTCAGGTCATTCCGGGTGGCCGTGGATGGCGCGGATCGACCGCTCAGGCGCACCCTGCGGCGACGATCCTGCGAAACAACCCGATCTTTCCCCGTTACCAGATTCGCCGCGCCATAAACGACACGATCAAGGCCGTCGATCTTCGCTCGATCAGTTCACATGAGTTCACTTTCGATGGCACCACGTTCGCGTACGTGCTTCCCGCTGACGCAAATGACGTGCTGGGAGTGACGTGGGACGCGCCAGATTCAACTGGCGTGTGGCCGATCCTCAACCGCTACCGGCTTGACCGAAACTACACGGTCAACGGGGAACCACGGTTGGCTCTGATTCTTCTTGAGGCTCCGATGCCGGGGCGTACTGTGCGCGTTCAGTACGGCAGGCGCGCTGCGCCGCTGGTGGAACTCAGTGACGAATTCTCCGATGTCACGGGTCTTCCTGCGTCCTCTGAGGATTGCATCCGCTACGGCGCGATGTACCGACTGGTGTCCACGATTGACCCCGGCAAGGTTGTGTCGAAGGCTCCGTCTGCGGAGGCCATCGACCAGAACGTGAATCCGGGCGAGGCAACAACGACCGCCCGCTACCTGTACTCGCTGTTCCTCGTTCGCCTTGCCGAAGAGAAGCGCAAGCAGCAGGAACTGTACATGTCCGTCATCAACTACACGAGGTAGCCATGCCCCCAGCAAGATACTATTCCTCGACTGCTGTTAGCACGACTCTGCTTCTTGCTATCGGCACTGAAGACACCCAGTTGCAGGTTGCCTCTAACTCTGGTTTCCCTGTCAATTTTCCCTTCACGCTCATCATTGAGAAGGACAGCGCCAACGAAGAGATCGTCACGGTTACCGGCCAGATTGGTCTGGCCTATGCCGTAGATCGAGGCGTGGACGGCACGTCTCCGCGTGCGCATTCGAATGGTGTTTCGGTCGAGCACGGTGTGAGCGCGCTCGACTTCACTGATTTCCGTGCCCACGAATCAGGCATGGCCGGTGTCCATGGTCTTGGGCAGTATGAGGAAGTTGTTGGCACGACCGCTGTTCAAACGATCAGCAACAAGACGTACGGGTCTGACACCAATGCGGGCGGCTACAGACTCACCAACCTTGCGAATCCCACGGCTGACGGTGACGCAGCGAACAAGGCGTATGTGGAGCTGCGTGTTCAGACTTCCGACGCTAACGCTGCCGCCGCTGCGGCAAGCGCCGTTGCGGCGGCTGCTTCCGCCACGAGTTCTTCAAACTATGCCGCTCAGGCCGCTGCCACATACGACCAGTTCGATGATCGATACCTCGGTGCGAAAAGTGCGGACCCCGCACTCGACAATGATGGCAACAGTCTGCAAATTGGCGCGCTCTACTTCTCAACGAACGCCCGTCTTATGCGCGTGTACACCGGATCCACTTACGGTTGGCAGTACGTGGCAGCGGACACGTCAGCGTTCATTGAGAAGAACGTTTTCAGCAACGTCGGTGATCTCATCGTCGGTGCGGGAAGCGCACAGTTGTCCACTCTGCCCGTCGGTAATGACGGGCAGGCTCTACTCGCTGACTCGACTGCGGCTGAGGGGATTGCTTGGACGAACTTCGGTCCTGCGTTCTTCGGTTTCACTGTAGCCGGTAACGGGGATCTGAACGTCGTGGTCGATCAGACCACGGCGGGTGGGCCGTACAACGTCGAGGACTACAACGAGTGGGTCATTCTCCCCGACGACATGAACATCACTATCAACGCCAGCGGTCATCTGGTTCTCTCGTAAGGAAGGTATAAATGCCCACTATCAACCTCGGTAAGATCCGCCTGAACTGGCGGGGCGAGTGGGATGCCGCGACGGCGTATGAGGCGCTCGACGCTGTGTCCTACGCGGGCGACTCTTTCGTCTGCATCACCGCTAACACTGGCAGCACTCCCAAGACGGCTGGCGTGGTTCACGCTGATTGGGACACTATCGCTGAGGGTGCAACCCAGTTGGAGGTTCCGGGTGATCTGATCATCCGTGACGCTTCCGGCCCTGCGCGCCTCGCTATCGGCGCGCCGGGGCAGGTACTCACTGCGGCATCGAGTGGCTACCCGTCATGGACGAGCAACATTGCTCATCCGGTTCACCGTTCAGCCTACCAGTTGGCTAAGTACCGTGACTCTGCTGACAAGATTCGCCAGAACTGGGGTATCCAGTGGACTGGTGACTACCTGTCCGCTGACCGCCGCCGCATCTATGGCTGTGGGCGCACCTACTACGGGAACAACGGTCAGGCGTGGGGTGACAGCAACACGACTTCTGACGAGTACCGCAGTGGCTTCCAGCCCGCAAGCATCGTTGACGAGCTGGAGGCCAATGACTTCATCCTTGACCTGTTCGTCACGTCGTACAACTCCTACTTCATCACGAACAATGGCTACCTGTACGCGACTGGGCACAACGGCACTGGTCAGTTGGGTGACGGCACGACGACGCATCGCCGCTGGTACAAGCGTGTCTCCGGCTTCGGTGGCGTGAACAAGCATGCGGTGAAGTTCCTGCTGAATGGCGAAGACGCTACCCAGTCGGTTCACATTCTGACTGGTGACGGTGAGATCTGGTCGTGGGGCTACAACGGCTACGGCACGCTTGGCGATGGAACCACCACCACACGCACTTCTCCCGTGACGCTTACTAACGTCACGGGTGTCGTGTTCACTGATGTTGTCAGCGGCGGCTGCTACGGCGCGATGGTGTACGGCCTTACCGATGATGGACATGTCTGGGCGTGGGGGTCTAACCGTGACGCGCAGGGCGGTGACGGGTCGTGGGCTGTCGACAGGAACACCCCGTTCCTGACTTCACTGTCGGACATTGTTGAGATCCAGTCGGATCAGTGGCGGTACACCCTCAACGGCGTTGGTGGTGTGCCGGGTGGCTTCACGATTGCTAAGGATTCTTCTGGTCAACTGTGGGGCGCTGGAGACAACTCCTACGGTCAGCTTTGCACTGGCAACCAGACGCGACAGTACTCGTGGTTTGCCATGAACATGCCTGCTGGTGTGACGTGCAACAAGTATTGGATCTCTGGTCGCGAGTACCCGACGGTGTACATGCTGGGCAGCAACGGGATCCTGTACTCGGCTGGTGCCGGTAACTACGGCAAGGCCGGAAACGGTTCAACTTCTGCCAACAACACTGGCTTTGTTGCCTGCAACTTGCCTGCTGGTTTCCAAGGAAACATTGAAGATATTGTGACCATTGGCGGTGGCTCCTACGGAACGACGTGGGTGAAGACGACAAACGACCGCTGGGCATCGTTCGGCTACCACGGCTACGGCGTGATTGGCGACGCGACCGAGTCCACCGCAAACACCACCAACCACGCCCGTGAGATCACGAAGTACATGCCGTGGACGGTTGACGGTAACGAGTCTGGTGTGAAGAACATCTTCATGGGCTCTATCGATCAGGCGTCTTACTACTTCGCCGTGTGTCACATGAATGACGGAACGATCTACTACCTCGGTCGTGACGACGGCATAGATCGCTATGCCGTTGAAACCTACTACCGCAATGTCAGCCACTTCGCGTGGCGACGTTCGATGCGTCAATAACAAGGAGAACTGCAAGTGCCATACATTCACATTTCGTACAAGCCGCAGCGCTCCGAGGACGGGTCCGAGCCGCGCTACCTGCGCGTGCTCGGGTGGACTGGAGACGAGACGTTCATCCACACCGAGCTGGATTCGGGACGAACACTGGTCTGTTCCCCCGACACCGCCGAATTTGACGCCGACGATGACATGGACTTCGCGGAAGCGTCAGAGGAGGAACTGGCTTCCTGCCCCGGGCACGAGTAGAGGGCTTCGGGGGCAATGACAGTTGGAGACATCCTCGCAATAGTCGGCATCGTTTCCGCTGCATTCGGTGCGCTGTTGTGGGTTATAGACCATCGCGTCAACCGCATCCTTCACGAGATCAAACCCAATGGTGGATCTTCGATGAGGGATGCGGTTGATCGTATAGAGGGCAAAATCGACCGCCACATTGAGTGGCATATGGAGTGACCGTGAATTCTTGGAAAGATTTTCTCAGTTTCATCAATGACCATCCCATTGGCGTAGCGCTGAAGGTGTTCATTGCGACTGGTCTGACGTGGGTTGTTGACAACATCGCCGGGTTTGGTCTGCCGCCTGTTCTCGTGGTTGCTGTACCTCCTGCCGTTGTTGTCCTCATCGACTACCTGAACGGCGAGAACCCGCGCTTCGGGGTGATCGACAAGAATGGCCGCTAAGAGCATCAATGGTTGGGAGGTCATCCCTAGCGGGACTGACCCTCGACTGAAGTCATTCAGGATTCCCGGCACTGGACGCAGCCTGAAGCTGCGGAAGGATGTCGGTGGCTACCTTGTTGCGTTTGCTGCGGAGTACCACTCACAGATTCGCGCCATTGACGAGGGCACCTTCGATGACTGGGGGTGGGCTCCGGTTCGCAAGGGCCGAGCATCCAGCAGCATCTCCGATCATTGCGCTGGTGTTGCCATTGATTTGAATGCGACCAAAGAGGGAAGCCAGTCCAAGTACAACAGGTGGTGGATCCAGCATCCGGTCAAGTTCCTGAAGTTGAAGTCTCTTTTACGCAAGTACAAGTTGCTGGAGGCAGGCATCAACTACCGCAATTTTTGGGATCCGATGCACTTTGTGCTGCACAACCCGAACCCAGTGATTGTCCAAGTAGAGATGAAGAGGCTTGGCATTTCACCGTCTGGTCGGGTGAAGAAGGGAAGTTAACGTGGCCGGTAAGCGGTTTGCTTCTGCCGCTTGGCAGCGCAAAGAGGGAAAGAACCCTGAGGGTGGCTTGAACGAAAAGGGTCGCGCTTCCTACAACCGTGCCAACCCGAAGAAGCCGGGGCTGAAAGCCCCGCAGCCGGGGGGAGGTCCGCGCAAGCGGAGTTTTTGTGCCCGCATGACTGGCATGAAGAAGAAGCTGACTTCGAAGAAGACAGCGAATGACCCGAACAGCAGGATCAACAAATCCCTACGCGCTTGGAATTGCTAAATGTCTGACAACAAGGCGATTGTTAACGACCTACCATTCACGCTAGGTCAGGACATTGTTGACCGGCTTGCCCGCTACGACAGGTCATCGTTTGCCGCTGACTACGCCATCGGCAATCAGCCGTGGTTGTCGTCTGCTTCTGATCAGACTCGCATTACTCGCGTGACGACGACGTACCAGAAGGAGCGCGTCGATCAGGCCGCGACTGCTGGTGAGAACTCTCTGGCGAACTGGTGGCTGCGTTCAGCCACCTCATGGCATCTTGGTGGTGGAGCCGAGTATTACGACGCAGACTCTGGTGATCTTTATCGGTACAGGCAGTCAGCGAATGTTGACGTGTGGACGCAGGGCGAGCTGAAACTTCTGCCGGACACTGAGGAAGTTGCGGAGCACGGCGGCACGCACGCTGCCACGTGCGCTGCCGGTGCGTGGTTCTTGTATGACGGCGGCGTGTACCTCTATGACGCTGCCGCTGAGGCGGTTGTGCAGGCGACCGGGTTTACTGGATCTGCCGTTGCGCTGACGACCGATGGCTCAAGCGCCATCGTGGGGGCCACTGACGGCGTCTACGAGATCGCGTCTGATCTGACTGCGACGAAACTGTACGACGCCCCCGGTGGGGCGTGGACGGTGCAGTCGATTGGTTTCGTGAAGGATCGCATCATTGTCGGGTGTTTGATCACCGATCCTGAGCCAGCCCGAATCTTTGAACTTGGTCGTAACCCAACCACTCCACCTGTTGCTGTCGATCTGGTTGTTGATTCCCGCTACGAGTATGTGCATAGCGACGTTGAGTTCTCGGCTATCACCGAGACAACGTCCGCCATTCTGGTAGCGGTCAACATTGGTGTTCAGTCGAAGGTGCTGTCGTTCACGATTGACACGACGGCGGGCGGCAACGCCGCGATGCTTGAGCCAGTGAACGTGGCCGAATTTCCGGTCGGGGAGAGGCTCCGAAATCTTCGGAGCTACTTGAACACCTATGTCATCGCTGCCACGAACCGTGGCATTCGTGTGGCATCCGAGAATGCTTCGGGTACTGGTTTCGTGTACGGGCCGTTGAGCGTCGAGGACGATGTCCTTGACATGGCGTTTGACGGTGAGTACGTGTACGCCACCCGAGCCGCCGCTCGTGGTGGATTCTACGGGCTGTGGCGGATTGATCTAGGCCAGACAGTTGACGCCTTCTATGCCTACGCTTCTGACCTTTCGATTGCTTCTGGCACTCCGACATCTGTTGCGTTTGTTGGGTCTACGGGTCGAGCCCTGATCACGACGACGACGAAGGTGTACATCGAGCATCCCACTCGTCTTGCCGAGAATGGTTTCCTTGACTCTGGCGTCGTGCGGTGGGGCACGACGGAGTACAAGCAGCCGGTGTCTTTCTCTGTGAAGTCATCCGATGGTGGCGGTGGCTCACTGGGTGTGCGTGTCACATCTTCTGACCCGACGGTGTTTGCGGACTTCGGTTCTATCCCTCTGGGTCAGGTGTTGAACATTCCCCTGTCTGCCGAGTTGCAGCCCGATACCGAGTTTGAGATCAGGATTTCCCTGTCTCGGGATACGAGTGACGACACCAAGGGTCCGCGCATGCTGGAGTGGCAGTTGCGTGCCCTGCCCGCTCCTCTGCGGTCTCGGACGCTGACACTGCCGCTTCTGTGCTTCAAGTCGGAGGAGGATTCGAATGGTGTTGTTCGGGTCAGTGACCCGTGGGAACGGCTGCGGGCCTTGGAGAGGCTGGAGCAGTCGGGCGGGTCGTGCCTGTTTCAGGACTACAGCACGGGCGAGGAGCGGATCTGTGTGGTGCGCGCTGTGCAGTTCGAACAGATAACACCGCCGTCCTTTGCGGACGGCTTTGGTGGGCTGGTGACCCTTCAACTTCAGACTGTGGATGTGGAGCTTTAGTGCGAATGTCGGCTGTGCCACTGGTGGTGAAGGGTCAGACTGACCCGCTGGTGGGAAAGGTTCGGGTTGCTTTGAATGTCCCCGGCGGCAACCAGTTGGATGCACCTCTGATGGAGGTGGTGCGGGGCGTGCAGCGCGCTAACGGGATCAGCCCGCATGGTGAACTTGATGAGGACACGCTAAACCTTTTTGATCTTATCAACCTGTGACGCAAAGGGGTGGATGGCTTCGGCCATCCACCCCGCTTTTTGCGTTTCTAGGGCAGTTTTGGAATGTCGTTGATCTTTGTCTCGTTGATGACGTGGCGAGCACGAGACATCGATGACGGCTGGTAGGTCTTCAGGATTTCCTGAAAGCACTTGTCGCAGAGTTCTCCGCTCCAGCGGGTTGCTCCTCGCCGGAGCGACCACTCTGCCACTGGTTTCTTCTCACTTCGAACGTGGCACTTGTCGCACGCAGTAACGCTGATTTTCACTGTGCGACCCCCCTTAGAGTGATGACGTTATCCATGGACTTTCTGGTGAACATGTTTGCTCCCTTTAGGAGCCTGTCACGGCGGGCTCTATCCGCTGTTATACCAAGATATCGCTCCGTCATTGCGACATTTTTGTGATGTAACTGTGATGAAACGATGCGGAGACTTGCGTCAACGGCTTGGTCACAGAGTTCATCGAAGAGGCAGCGTGCCCCGCTGCGGCGCAGGAGGTGCGCCCCAGCCCAGTAGGTATCCTCCCACCCGTAGGCTTCCAGTGTCCGCTTGATGGGCGCTTCTGGCTTCGATATGGGCCGGGTGGGGGCTAGTTTCTGGGTGAACCTGCTGGCGGTGAATGCTGGCACCAAGTACCAGTCGGGGTCGAGGGGGCCAAGTTCACTGGTCATGTGGGTTAGCCAGCGGCGCAGCTCCCGGTCCAGTTCCGTGTTCAGTGGCATGACATCAATGTCGTTGGTCTTGTGGACAGTGACGGTCAGCGTGCCTTCGCCTAGGCGGAGGTCGCGTACCCGCAGGGAGGCCGCCTCGGATCCGCGCAGGAACAGGTACAGGCCAAGGGCGCAGAAGATCCTGTCTCTGGGTGACGTGGCCGAGTCGAGGAAAGGTTCGAACTCGTCCACGGTGAGGCGTGGGTAGTCCTTCTGCGGCACCCGGTCAGGCCGGATGTTGCGGAAGGGGTTGAACGTCAGGGGCACATAGCCTTCCTCGACCAGCCACTTGAAGAACGCCTGTAGAACCGTCCGGTTCTGGTTGACGGTGGATGCCTGCTGTCGTTCATGCAGGTAGGCGATGATCCGCTCGCCGTCGTCCCGATTGATCTCATCTACGGGCAGATCGCCCAGCGCCTGCATGAGCAGGCGCAGAGCTGTTTCGGAGTTCTTCACCGTGTTGGGGCGGTAGTGCCTTGCCCTCCACTGAAGGAACTCCTCGATGGCAACTGACAACATCGGCGATTCCATGTGATCAAGAGTAATGCCTACCGTTCAAGTGTCAAGTAAGCATTGAGACATGTTAACGCAGGGTGTGGTCATCGACCTTGGGTACAAGTTCGAGCCTTGATTTTGTCCCATTTTGCCCTAGTTTGAAACTAAACATAAAGTACAATCACCCCATTGAGGGATGTGGTGATTGTGTTCTGAGCAAAACTCTGTAGTCTGACTTGAGGATTGAGTGATGCCCACGAAAGGTGTGTAATGCCAGCACGGCGGAAGATGCCTTCTGACTCAGTGCTTGAGCACTGGGTTGAAGAAGACGGTCTGACACATGAAGAGATCCAGCAGAGGATCAAGGAGATCTACAACGAGGACGTTGCCCTTTCCACGGTGAGTGGTCACCTGTCACGGATTGGCTTGACCAATCGAGTCAGGTACGACGAGATCCCGTGGGAGCGGATTGCTCTCGACCACAACCACGCTTACCCGCTGTCGATGTTGCGCATCGCAGCCCGCATTAATCGCGGGCTGGATGTTCGACCAGTGGATCAGCGGCGGTTCGACCGTTGGAAGACGGAGCTACTGCGCAAGAACCTCCGGGTTCACTACGAGTACGACAGCCCGGAGGGGTTCTACTACGTCGCGGCTCGGCCCGAGGACACGGGCCTCGTTCGCAATCCGTAACCCTCACCAGAGCCCAGAGTCCGGGCAGCCCCCCCTACCCCCCCAGAGCATCTGAGCGGGTAAGGGGGGCTTTCCGTTTCTGGCTCCGTCACCGTCGCCCGTCACCCGGTATAGCCCCCGACGTATCCTGCATTGCGGGGGTGTAAGAGGGCCTGCGACACGCCGAACCAAATCCCATGACATTGTCACAGGTATGGAGTACGTTCTGCGCGTGCGCATTGATGACATCGAGAACTGGGTTCACGCGGTTCGCCTTGGTGACAAGGAGATCGTCCTGAACCCAAGCGTCACTCGGGGGATGCTCGTGTACCCATGGCACACCGACCCCGAAAGTTTGAAGCCCATCATGCAACTGCTGAAGTCGATGGGTTTCGAAGCGGTGCTGGAGTCTGGGAATCTTCCGGGCTGGAGCATGACAGATGTTGACACCGAAGACTTCGACTACATCCTTGTGGGGGTTCAATGATCGGCGAGATACCGGCACACAGGAGCTTCTCACAGTTGAGTACGTTCCTACGCTGCCAGCATTCCTACTACTTGGGCAAGGTTGCTCAGGTGCCTGAGCGGCCAGCCGTGTATCTGGCCGCTGGTAACGCAGTTCATTCGATGATCGAGTCTCTGAACCATGAGATCTACCAGCGAATGCAGGGTGTGCGCGGTGAGTAACACAACTGATCTGCGCGGGTTGCCGTCACGGGAGTGCGGCAACTGCGGCAGCGATCTGATGAAGGTTGTCGTGCAACTCGATGAGGACAACAACATCGCTGCCTACTCACTCAATGGTTACTGCTACTCGTGCGAGTCGGCCATCACGATCCCCACACCAGTAGAGGAGTCGCTGGCATGACCGATTCACTGTTGCCCGAGCGTTGGGCTGCGATATGGATGCAGACCATTCAGGAACACGAGCGTCGCTCGGGAGTTCCCTCTGAGCAGTGGCGCGTCGGTGGTCGCCGCAGTAAGGCGCAGCCTGACGGCGAGGACTTGGAGTTCTGGCAGTCCGCTGGACTTGAGCAGGTTGAGAAGTACCTGTCGTGGCTGGAGAACACTGGCTGGCAGATCGCGACGCTGCCCGATGGTCGTCCCGGTATCGAGTGGGACGCCATCGTTCACTTCGGTGGCCGTCCCGTGAAGGCCGTCATCGATGCGGTGTACGAGTCAGGCAATGACCTGATTCTGGTGGACTACAAAACTGGCACCCGCAAGCAGACGCCCCAGCAACTCGGCCTTTACGCCAGCATCCTTGAGCGCAGCATGGGTGTGCGCCCCAAGTGGGGCGGCTACTACATGACTCGTCATGGCGAACTGTCAGACCTCATGGATCTTTCCCCGTGGTCGATGGACTACTTCGACTACTCGTTCGGGGCGATGAACGCCCAACTGGATCTCGGCTGGTTTACGCCGAATCCGTCAGACCACTGCTCGTGGTGCTCCTTTGCCGAGTACTGCGTGGCTGTCGATGGTCCCAAGAGTTCCGAGTACCCACTTCGGATAGCAGATAACAAGGAGTGAATCACATGGCAATGACCGAAGCACCATTCAGCATCACCCACAAGTTGAGTAACGGCGACCTACTGACAGGTCGCGCTGAGGATGCGGAAGAGATGATGCGCCGCATCGAGGAGATCACACTAGTGATGCGTTACGCAAACGAGCTGCTCGTGGGGGGCCAGCCTCCGGCCCCAGCACGAGTCGCCCCAACTCCGGCATCGACCTCGGCCCCTGACCAGACGGCGACGGCCATCGCTGCTCTGGCCGAACAGGGGATGCTGGCTCCTGCGTCCCTTGAGGAGCGAGTCGATGATTGGGGCAACAAGTACCTGCGCGGCAACCCCGACGCTGGTGCTTGCGAGCATGGCGCTCGCATTGTGAAGTCAGGCATCAACAAGTCTGGCTCGCCGTACAAGATGTACGCCTGCGTGAACGAGACCCCCTTCCGCGTCGGGCCGTACAACAAGGAGAACATCTGCAAGGCTGCTTGGCCTGCCAAGAAGTAGCCCATGCGTTCTCTACTTCACGTAGTCCGTGGCACGTCAGAGGCCGGGAAGGATCTCCCTGAGATCCTCCCAGCCCTGACGAACATCGGTGTGCGTTTTCGGCGTGGACAGGTAGCCCTTGTCGCCGGTCAGCCCGGTCGAGGCAAGACTGCTCTCGCCCTCTGGTACGCCATCAAGGCTGCCGGGGACGAGCCAGTCTTGTACATCTCGGCTGACTCTGACATGGGGACGATGGCTAATCGCAGCGCAGCCATCCTGACCAACCGAACCGTGAATGACGTGAAGGCGCTACGTGCGGCGGGGGAGGTGGGCGAGGTCGAGGCCGCGCTCACCTCCCTTCAGCGCAGGGTCCGCATCGAGACGGACCCGAACCCCACCATCGATGGCATCTGGGAAGAGACACACGCCTTCATTGAAATGTTTGGCGTAGCTCCCAGTCTCATCGTGGTGGATGTCCTGATGAGCGTGTACACGGGAAACGATTCGTCGTGGCAGGGGTTGCTCGACACCATGACTGCTTTCCACACACTCAGCAGGAAGACCGAGTCCGCCGTCGTGGTGCTTCACCACACCAGCGAAGACTCCTCATCTCCCACCCGTCCCGGCCCGATGAAGTCAATCATCGGGAAAATCTCGCAGTTCCCAGAGACCGTGCTCACCGTCGCCATCGACGGCGACCACTACTGGGTGGCAAGCGTGAAGAACCGTGACGGTGGCGTGTCAGACGCCAAGGCCGAGAGCCCCGTCCAGTTGTTCGTGGACGCGGAGACGATGAGTTTCTTCAACACGCAACAGGAACTTGACCTACATAGGAGGCGTAGGCAATGGCAGTAGAACCAGACTGGACCCTTGCGAACTGCATCGGGACAGATCCAGAAGCATTCTTCCCCGATTACCGGGCGCAAGTACCACCTCTCGTGCGGCGCGTGTGCGCCGCCTGCGACATCCGTGCCGAGTGTCTGGCCTACGGCTCAGAGCATGCCGAGTTCGGAATTTGGGGAGGGTTGAGCGCTAGTGAGCGGTACACCCTGAAGCGCAAGGGGTGGGCAGCATGACTGCGGCAGCGAAGGCTCGTGGCAGTAGATTCGAAACCGAGTGCGCTGACTATCTGCAATCACAGGGAATCCGCGCCAAGCGTCTACCTCGCACCGGGGTGAAAGACATCGGCGATGTGGCGTTCCCCACGAGCAACGTGACAGTGATCGCGGAGCTGAAGAACAGGAAGGCCATGGATCTCCCGACGTGGATCGCGGAGTCCGAGATCGAGGCGCAGAACTATCAGGAGAAGTACCCGGCTGAGGGTGAAACCGTACCGATAGTGGTACACAAGCGGCGAGGCAAGGGCGTGCATCAGTCCTACGTCACGATGTCCCTCGACACACTGGTCGATCTCCTCCGGCAACTGGGGGCGGTGTGAATCAGGAAGAGAAGGAAGCCGCACTGGTCGCAGTGTTCAAGCACTACGGGCTGCCGGAACCTCGTCATGGAGAGCAGCGATTCAAGTGCCCCATTCATGGTGACAAGAGCGCATCCGCCTCAGTCAACCGAGGGCGTGGCCTGTGGAACTGCCATGGCTGTGGCCTTGGCGGTGACGCCATCACCCTCATCATGGAGGTCGATGGCTTGTCGCAGCGTGAGGCGTGGCAGGCGCTGGAAGACATCATGGGTGGCTCGGGCTGGTCGGCGACGGCGAAGCCGAAGAAGGCGTCCCGACGCTGGGTGCCCCCAGCCCTGAGGGGGACAGCATGAGACTGGAAACCGAGAAGGATCGGGGCATCGAGTACTTGATCCGGGCGCGCATGGAAGATGGCTACACCACGTGGCACAAGTTCCCTTCGTTCAGCGCCGTCGACTACGTCGTTACATGCGACTGCCCCACGCATCGAGGCGACGCCATCAAGTTCGTTGAAGTGAAGTCTCGCAAGGACAGCATGGAGACTCTCACCTCTCGCCACCCGGACGGCATTCTGCTCAAACGCAGGAAGTATGAGGACATGTTACAGATTGAGCGGACGTTCACCATGTCCGCTGAAGTCCTGTTCGCCTTTGAGTCCGGTCGAGGTTCCCTCGCCAGCGTCCGGCCACCCCTGATCTCTGGCGTCGAGGACGTGTACACCGGACGGCGAGATCGCAATCTCGCAACAGACGAGGAGCCCGTCGTCCTCATCCCGTGGACCGCGTTGACTGTCGTGCTTCCACGAATGGACCTACCCGAATGACCACCATCGTTGGGGTAGTCACGTACACGGGCTGGACTATCGCCGCTGACTATCAGGTCACGTCGAATGATCGCCCGTTCGTTAGCACGTCGCAGCGCAAGATCATCACCATCGGTGGGTACACGTACGCCTGCGCTGGCAAAGGCAGCGCATGCGACGCAGCCATGTTCTTGTGGGAACCACCTGATTGTGAAGGCGTCACTGACCCTCATCACTTCGCCGTCTCGACACTCGCCCCGTCTCTGCGCGAGCTGTTCGCAGAGCAGCGCATCACGTTTGAGGACGACGAAGGATTCCAGATGATCATCGGCTTCGGCGGTGAACTTTTCCAGATCGAGGGCGACATGACCGTCCTTGTCGATGCTTCCGGCCTGTACGCAATCGGCTCGGGAGCCAGTTATGCCCTAGGTGCTCTGGCCTCTGGGGCGACACCACGAAACGCGGTTCTCGCCGCCTCCGAGTTTGACATTTGGACAGGTGGAGGAGTGGACGAGGAGCGCTGGGAGGTTCCACATGATTGACGTACTGCTCATGTCCATGGCTCCGTCTATCGAGCCACCACGCTACGAGGTTCCCGCCGTGTACCAGACATACGAGAGGTGCGTGGCGCACCGGGAAAGCAACGACCTATCCACGGTAGTCAGTTCGACTGGCAAGTACCGGGGGCTGTATCAGATGAACGACGCCCTCGCTGATAGCACGACCTATCACATCATGGGATGGATCAAGTCGTGGCATCCCAACCCTCGCCAGTACGGCAAGTGGCTGCGCATCACACCCGTGAACCAATGGCCCCGCGCAGTACAGACAGCGGCATTCGTGGCCATCCTCGACGGGCACGACAAGAAGCAGACATGGTCAGGGAAGAAACATTTCGCCGGAGGAAGGTGGGCTTGCTAATGAAGATCGAGATGCATGGAAGCGTCAGCATCAGTGCTGACGTTCGCACAGTTCAAGACCTGTGCGACCTGTTGTCCTACCTGAAGAAGTATCAGGTGGCACCGGACACTCCGATTGATGCGGGTAGCCACATCTGGATCGAGCCGAAGGTTCACGGCATTGGCTTCATCGAGTGCGGTGAACACATCCCGCCTGACGAGATCAAGAATGACGTGCTGCTGGAGCTGCACGGGCACGTAGACGACGTGGACAAGTACGGGGAAGAGGCTCGACCGGAGTGATACCCAACAAGAAACTCACTGAGATGTGGACTCGGGCGGCTGAGCAGTACTGGGTTGAATTGCATGGCAGCCCTGCTGAGGAATACCTCGGCAACCGGGGGCTGCTCGACGCTGCCGACCAGTTCATGCTTGGGTACGTGGCCGAGCCAGCACCCGGCCACGAGGAGCGGTTCACTGGGATGCTCAGCATCCCCTACATCACACCCCTCGGCGGTGTCATCGGATTCAAGTTCAGGATGATCGACCCCAAGGGGAGAGGCCCGAAGTACAACGCCCCAAGCGGGCAGTCGCAGCACCTGTACAACGTGTCAGCCCTCGCCGATGCGATCGACACCATACTCGTGGTCGAAGGCGAACTCGATTCTGTCGCCGCTACCGCCGCCGGGTATCCCAGTGTCGCTGTCCCCGGAAGCAAGGCGTGGAAGCCACACTTCCGCCGCTGCTTCGATGGAATCGAGAAGGTTGTCTGCGTCATGGACAATGACGCAGGCAGGGAGGACGGCTCCAACCCCGGCGCTGAACTAGCCGACAAGGTGATGAGTGAATTGCCTGACGCTGTGCGCGTGTCACTGCCTCCGGGGCACGACGTAAACAGTACACTTCAGGAACACGGAGCAGAGTACTTCGCCGAACTCATCGGCGCAGTGAAGTAGAAAGAGGCTCCGTGAATCGAGACGATGTCCTGCGGGAAGCAGGCTCACTCATCAGTGGTGACAGGCACGTCGACTACGGCGACGCATGGGAAAACCACAAGCGCATCGCCGACATCTGGTCGGTCATTTTCCGAACCAACGTCACCCCTTCACAGGTGGCCCTCGCTATGGCGGGCGTGAAGATCGCCCGCCTCGTCAACGACCCTACGAAGATGGATTCGTGGGTTGATATTGCCGGGTATGCGGCGCTCGGTGCTGAGATGGAAGACGCCGAATGGGAGGAAGCTGAATGATTCCGAGTGTCGTGTTCGACATAGAAACCACTGATCTGAAGGGTCTGATGGGTCGCATCCTGTGCTGCTCGTTCCTTGATGGGAACACAGGTGAGGTGACCACGTTCCGGGCGGACGAAAAACCGTGGCGCGGTCGGACGAATATCGATGACAGCAAGTTGGCTGTCGCCATCCGCACCCACCTTGAGAAGTACAAGTTGATCTGCGGACACAACAGCAAACTGTTCGACATCCCATTCATCAATGCCCGTCTCGCCAAGGCGGGCGAGCGGCCCGTGAATGTCGAGTGGCACATGGATACCCGGTGGTACTTGAACTCAGCGTCAATGCGGATCGGCTCAGCAAAACTGGAGAACGCCCAGAGGTTCTTCGAACTGGGCGAGGCTAAGACGGCGATCTCATGGGAGCAGTGGCAGCTCGCTGCCACCTTGAACAAGGACGCCATGGATGAAGTGGTGTACCACTGCGAGCAAGACGTGAAGGTGCTGCGCGAACTCGTGCCGCACGTTCTCCCCTACATCAAGAATCTTCACAGGTGATTGCAGGATGATTGAGGCAGATGATCCGATCTGGATCGAAGTAATTGAGATCGCTTCGATTGCCGCCCGTAAGGTGGCGTACAAGTACCACGGCTACGTGCAGGCAGACGACCTGCGTCAGGTCGCATCCGAGTACGCCTTCCGCAGGAAGGGCAAGGTCGCTGAGTACCTGATCAGGGATGACCCGCATGAGAGACGGCAGGGTGAGAAGGCTCTGCTCGTGTCCATGGTTCGGGAGTGTGACCGTTACGCACGGCGAGAGAAGGCATCGAAGTCGGGCTACCGTCCAGAGGACGAGTACTTCTACCGACCGGAGATGATTGAGAAGATCATCGAGGTGATCTACAACGACACCGGATCTCTCGCTGGTCAGATCCTTGACCCGGCTGAGTTGGGCGGTAAGCGCAGAACCAAGCCAGCATCTGAGGGCGGTGATGTGCTGGCGATGGTGGCCGATGTCGAGTCAGCATTGAAGGAGCTGCAACCTCGGGAGTACTCGATCCTGCTGGAGCGGTTCGCCTACGGCACCACGTTGCAGGTTATCGGTGACGACTGGGGCATCAGCCCGCAGCGTGTGGAGCAGTTGAGTCAGCGGGCTATGCGGCAAGTGATCGAGGCACTGGGCGGGCCTAGTCCTTACTAGCGTGGCACTCACAGGTGCAGCACTTCGCACCGTCTGTCGTGTTGATGAGGTACTTGCATCCTTCATGGTGCCCGTCGAGGCACCACCCGAACTTGCCTGTCCCTGTTCTGCTTGCCATGTGTCCTCCTAAGGGGAAGCCCCCGCCCCGGTGGAAGGGATGACACCGGGACGGGGGCAGTTGATGGTGGCTAGCGAGTAGCCATTTGAAGGGCGAGATCCCACGCCTCACGCTTGAACGCGACATCCCTGCCGAGCAGGATGCGCTCGGCGTTGTTGCCTCGTGCGTCGAAGTCGGAGTACTCGACTGCGCCTTGGAATGCAGCGGCCCACGTGCCCCTGATGTTGCTGTTGGTGCTGCCGTAGATCCGCTGAAGGATGTCCTCACGCTTCTTCTCGGCAGCCCGCACCATCCGCTCGGTGGCCGGAGGCACAGGCGTGGGGGCGATCATGCTGACGAACGCCAGCACCGCATCACCTTGGGCGGGTGAATCAAGAAGGGTCTCATATCCCTTCTGATATTCATCGATCCACCGCATCTCAGCGAGCACGAGATCCTTCACCCTCAGCATGCGCTGCTGCGCTGACTGGGTGTGACGGATCGAGATGCCAAGAGACTTGCCCAAAGAGTTGAGCCTTGGGATCTGGTTGGAGCAGAACAGGCGCTGACTGATTGCCCGCACGTTGAACGATCCCGTCCCGTCGTGCGTGGTGGAGAACAGCAACCTGTTGGTGTGCGGGTCGCCGACGTTCAGCTCCTTGTTCAGCGTGGCGATGACGAACACCTTCTGCCCGTCGCCGAGCACCCCGGCTTGGTCATAGCCCGAGATGAATCCCTCCCGCTCAAGGTACTCAAGCGGGGCGAACGCATCCGAGTTCTGGATCGGGGTGTATCGCTGGCCGACCACGCCCAGCGGGGTCAGGCCCGACCGGGCAACGGCGAAGTGATCCGGCATGTCCACTGATGGCATGTCGGAACCCGGCGTGTACTTGAGGTCGTGCAGGCTCACCTCCCAATCGAGGTCGGCCTGCTCCAGCACCTCGCTGATGCTGGTTGCGCCAGTCACGTCGACCAGCGTGCGCGCCAGCGCGTTCTGCTGGCGCATGTGCTCCACATATGTGGTCATCTAGATCACTTTCCTTTCTGGTTGATTGAGTTGCTGTGCGTTGAATCCATTGTGGCACGTACCGCTGACATCCTGCAATCACGGCACAGGAAGACACGCTGATCGCAGTCATCCCACCCGTACTGGTAGCCAACGTCCTTGCCCATGTAGTAGGTGATGAAAAGAGCTGCGACCACGAGGGTGGCGAAGATGATGATGATGATCACTCTTCCCACCCCCACAGCGCCGCTGCCAGATCCTCATCGATGTCGTCATCCCGTTCGATGACGACCACTTCCCCGTGCCATATGACAGCGTCGAGGTCATCGATGCTGACCGTGTTGAGCGGACATTCGAGGGCGTGGGTTACGAGCCCGTCGACCGGGGTGCATCCGCACTCAGTGTCGTAATCGTTGAAGCACATCTCACTCACCTTCCTTGTCGCTCAGTAGTTCGATGTCTTCCGCACTCAGCGCATCGGGGTGGAACGACTCCCACTCATTGATGATGGTCGACACATCCAAGACCTCCATCAACTTGTCGGCGTGATCCCACGCCAGATCCTCGTTGTCCGCTTCGAAATCGAAGTAGCGGTACTGCGTGTACGAAACACGCGCCCGATACCTAGCCATGTCTTGCTCCCTTCAGTCAGAACCATGACGGTCATGGCTCAGGATCAGGCAGGCACAACGTCCTGCCCTCACCTCAACAATGACACACCCCTCTGACATCCTGCATTCACAGCATCGGAACGTCGGCGTGAACCTGCGAGAACCTGCGACCCAGCCACTGCGCCATCGGCACGTTCATCGCATCACCCAGAGCCGAGTACCTGTCCTTCGAACCCAGCCCCGCAGTCCACTCATCGGGGAAACCCTGCAACCTCTCCCACTCCACGTGCGTCAACGTGCGGAGCTGACCCTGCTGCATGATCAGATGCGTCTGACGTGCAGCATTGCCACCATCGAACCCGGTCAACGTGTTCGACCTGTCATCAGGAACCCACGTCTCATAGCCGCCATCGGCCAGCGACTTGCGAGGCCGAGCCGACTTGCGCCAGATCAGCGTCCCGCTAGGTCCGTGAGGGCTGCTCGCAAGCGAGGGTCCAGCCTGTCCCCGGCGCTTGCCAGACGAGGCAGCAGTTTCACTGCCTGCTCCGGCGTCACCCAGCACGGACCATGCGGGTCGGGCATCTCCTCCACGATGTCCAACAACGAGCACTCGCTGCCGTCGCTGGGCGCTGCCGAGATGTTGGCTGTCCACCACTCGGTACGCCCACCCATACCCGAGGTCAGCCAAGTTCCCGACCACTGCTGCCATGTCCCTCCCTCCGTTGGACTTGAGGAGCCCGACCGGGTTCTCGATGCAGACCCATCGCGGCTTGCTCTCATCGACGAGTCGGGCGACCTCGTCAACGAGGCGGACGAACTCGTAGAACAAGCCGGATCGCTTGCCGTCGAGCCCAGCACGGTGAGGTGCTGCGATGGATGTGTCCTGACAAGGGAATCCTCCGACGATGAGGTCGGGCTCTCCCAATTCTGTGCCGCTGACTGAGCAGACATCACTTCCCCTTCTGACGTTAGGCCAATGGGCGGCGAGGATGTCCCGTCGCCCGTCACTGATTTCCACTTGAGCAGTCGGCGTCATGCCGACCTGTTCGAAACCGAGATCGAACCCACCGATCCCGGCAAACACCGACGCGAACCGCATGTCACTCACCGTCCACGAACCAGAACGTGATGGTGTTCCGGCCAGTCGAACGCACCGACTCCAGTTCCTCGATGATGGAGCCGATCACGTCACCGATCTCCTCATCGTCCAGCAGCCACGTAGATATGGCGGCAGACCCGTCCTCATTGCTGAGGCTGTACCCCTCGATCTTCATGCCACTACCCCTTCACTTGATCGAAGCCGAGGTCTTTCCTCGGCTGACGCTTCGTCTCCTGCAACGGGACACCCGCCTTACGGGCAGCCCGGTAACGGCGAGCCGCTTCACGCTTGCACTCACGGCACCCGTTCAACTGGGTCCAGCCAGTGGCCCGCTTGTCGTGACCGTTCTTGCACGTGTCCGACCAGCCCTCGTACTCGATGTCAGCGTCAACGTTCACGTCACTCACCCGCCTTCAGGTGAGCCTTCAACTCAGCCTTGATCGAGCGGGCCTGCTCGCCCCGCCACGACTGCATGTTCGCCAGCGCGTAGATCACCACGCTCCGGCCCGAGTCCATGCCGTAACGGTCATTGACCGAGTGCAGCCAGCACATCGCCTCGACGTACGGCTTGGCCGCCCAGTACCAGCCACTGCTGCGGCCAGCCTCAGCGATCTCGCCGCCGATCACGGACAGCGGACGCAGTTCAACCTTCGTGCTCATGTCTTGCTCCCTTCATTCGGTTGAGTCGTGTACTTCACGGCTCATGGATCGAGCCGGGTTGCCCCGGCTCTCACCATCAATCGTGACACGCGCCTCACACATCCTGCATTTGCTGAACGACAGGCCAGCGATCATGCGCCTTGCTCACAGCCCCAGCGAGACTGCTGTCCTCATCGACGCACTCACCCGACCCGTCGGGCAGCACCTCGACCACGGCGAACCAGACGCACGACTTGCCCGCCCGATGCACGCCGCCGATCTGGTGGCACCAGTCACCGTTCAGCGACTCAGCACACACATGCATGTCGATGATGAACAGACCGTCAGGGTCAACCCACACCGTGTCAATGGATGCCATCACTCCATCTCCTCAGCCTCGACGTCAGCATCCGACAGATCGAACGTCTCGCTGAGGCTGAACGAGAAGTCAGCAGACGCATGCTTGCCCTGAAGGCTGAGACCCCACTCCACCTCGACCTCGTCATCGCTCTGCCACTCCAGCGCGTCGAGCACCTTCGCGCACGCATCATCAACCGACTTCGCCTCGATCCCTTCCACCTCCAGCGTCGAGTACTGGAAATCGACATGAACCCTGAACCGCTTCAGCGGCAGCGACATGTCGAGGTGATCCAGCAGCCCGATCAGGATGTCCTCGTGATTGCCGAGGATCTCGTAGAAGTACTCCACGATCCCATCCCGCACAGCATCCCGAGCCTCACGCTTCGCCCGATCCAGCTCCACCAAACCCCCGACCTCAACACACGGGTCCGGGTACTTCGCCTCCAGCAGCGCAGTGATCTGCTCCACCAAATTGTCCGTGCTCATGCCTATCCCTTCTCGACGTGGGCCATCCACGTCACGGCACAGCCCGCCCCACACGGGAGCGGGCTGCACCGAAACCACACGGCCCTACTTCAGATTCCAGTGACCGAATGCGACCGTCAATGCGATCCCGAACATCAGCCACAGCACCACCGTCACAGCAGCACCTCCTCAACGTCAGCGCCCACCTCAACCAGCGACTCGTGCCACAGCCCCCAATTGCACTCAAGCCGGTCGCCGAACCGGCGAACGTGATCCGCCAGATCCACCACCTCAGCGCCCTCAGCCAGACGCCGCAGCACGTTCACACTCACCGGAACCGTGAACGTCCAACCGAACCCCGCCTGCATCGGGACGAGGATCCGCTCATCGTCACCCGACTGCCAACCCACGCCCTCAGTGCAGACCACCGCGAACTCCGGGCCGTAGCCCTCGCACTTGGCATCCGTCACCTGAGCGAACACCAGATCCGACATCAGCCGCGTGTTGTGCAGATCCGACACCGGAATGTCATGCATCGCAGCCAGCACGTTCATCGCCACCCGCTCCACCGCATCCGACGGCAGCAGACGCACCATCTTCGACTTACGCTCTCTCATTGCCTCAATCCCTTCCTGTCGCGGGCCATCCGCGACATGGCAGCAGCCGGAACCACAGCCCCGGCTACCACCATGCTGACACGGCCCTCACACATCCTGCAATCAGACGTACTTCGCCCCCGGCCCATGAGCCTCGATGAAGATGTCCACCGCGTTCGGCTTCGCCCCCATCCGAGTCCCCGCACACGCGCCGCAATCCTCACAGTGCAAGCCCCGCGCATCCGACAGGCACTGCACCGCCCCAGCCGCCGACCGCGTGCCCTTCGGCACCACGTAGAAGCACCGATACCCCATCAATCGGGCCTCCCGCCGATCCGCGACCGAATCCGCCGACGCCATCAACAGCAGCGAGTACGCCGAATCGATCCGCCGCCACTGGTGCGTATACCCCGTCCACGACGCCGCCCGCTCGACCAGCGTCAGCCACACCGACAGCGGCACCATGCCCGGATCCCCGTACGTCCCCAGACGCACCGCCCGCCCCGCCACCAGCGGGGCGACATCCGCCACGTCAGCCCGAGGGTAAGAGCCACGGGCATACGCCTTCCACACCGACAGCGGCCCCTGCCCCAGATTCACGTAGCACGAGCGTCGAGCCCGCCGCCCCTCCACCATCACGCCCCGATGCGGGCAATCCCCACAGATCGAAGCATCCGCCTCCGACGTGTACACCCCCTCAGTCGGAGACACGTCCTGCCGCAGGATGTACGTCTGCACCATCCCGCCCGTCTTGCTGTTCCGTGACCGCGTCACCAGCCCCGTCACGATCACCACGATGGGCGCACCGTCATACGCTGACGGCCCCTCCCACACCACGTACCCATTCGGCCTAGCCACTGCTACCCCTTCCGAGCCGGGACCACCCCGGCCCTTTCCACTTCCAGTCTGACACGCCCCTCACACATCACGCGATGGCGAGACCCCCCCCGGCCCCCGCCCCCCCGCCCGGGGGTGGCGGGGGGGGGC